AGCGTGCCCGGCGCCGCGTTTACGTCTGGCGTCATCGATGCCAACCGGCGCAGCGTGGCGCCTGACATGACGCGGGTGGTCGTCGCCGTGGATCCCGCTGGCACGAGCCACGAGGAGGCCGATGAGACCGGCATCGTCGTCGTCGGCAAGGGTGTGGACGGCCACGCCTACGTGCTCGCCGATCGCTCCTGTCGTGCGTCACCGGACGCCTGGGCCAGGCGGGCCGTCGCCGCCTACACCGAGTTCCGGGCCGACCGGATCGTGGCGGAGGTCAACTTTGGCGGCGATATGGTCAGGAGTACCATTGCGACCGTGGACCGCCGCGTCCCGTTCACCGCGGTCCATGCCAGCCGCGGCAAGCGCCAGCGCATCGAGCCCGTGGCGGCACTGGCGGAGCAGGGCAAGGTGCACCACATCGGCGTGCTCGCGGAGCTGGAGGATCAACTGCTGACGTGGACGCCGGAGGATGGCACGTCACCGGATCGGCTCGACGCCTTCTGCTGGGGCGTGACCGACCTGATGCTGGGCGGGCCAAGAGGCGCCGCTGCGTTCTAGACAGGAGCGTCGATGACGCGCATCGAGCCACTGGACAGCATCCTCGAGGACGTGATCGCCCGGCGCCATGAGCCGCAACGGCTGCCGGATGTGTCGACCCTGACGCCGTACCATATGGACGCCTTACGCATGATCGCGGACCGTGTGGACCGGCGCGTGACTATCGAACTGCGCGGGTGGGAGGTGACGAGCCTCCACTGGGGGTTGGAGGTCGGCCTGCGTGATGGATGGCAGATCAGCCTGTCATGCACCATGCTCGATTGGCAGTGCGGGGTGACTCATGACGCTGCGAATTGCTGGCTGTGGACGCACGGTGACGCCAGCCATAAAACGGCGCTTGCTGCTGTCACGACGTGGATTGCGATGTATCGGCCTGATGCGACAGAACAGGAGTAACGCATGGTCACCACCATCGAGCGCCCGACCGCCACCGACGAGGACGCCGTCCACCCGCTCCTCACGCCCGCCCTCGCCCAGCTGGCCGACCGCGCCGCCGTCGCCCAGGTTTACCTCGACTACTACGCCGGCCTCCAGCGCCCCGTGCTGCCCCCCGAGCGCGTCAACAGTGCCCTGGGGCGGCTGCTCACGCGCTACCGCACCAACCTGAGCGCGGCCGTCGTCGACGCCGTGGCCGACCGCCTGCACGTCACCGGCGTCAGCCCCCAGCGTGAGGAGGACGAGCCGGCCGCGGCCGATGCCTGGGCGCTGTGGCAGCTCAACCGCATGGACCGGCGCGCGGGTGATGTGACGCTCTCGGCGCTCACCGCCGGCGACGCCTATCTCGTCGTCTGGCCTGATGCCGCCGGGCTGCCGCGCATCGCCTGGACGCCGGCGACGATGATGACGGCCGGCTATGGCGGCGAGGCGCCCGATCAGTTGGCATGGGCCATCAAGGCGTGGAGCGTCACCACCTGGGACGACGGGCCCGCCGTCACCCGCTGGCGCGTCAACCTGTACCTGCCCGACGCCATCCGTAAGTACGTGTCCGAGCCGTGGCCGCGCAGCCAGGCGCCGAACAGCGCGCCGCCGCTGCCGGAGAAGGCCGGCAGCCTGCGCCCGTTCATCGTCATGGACGAGCCGTGGCCGCTGCCCAACCCGATCGCGCCCGTGCTGCCCGTCGTCCACCTGGCCAATAATGCCGGCGAGGGCAGCCAGGGCCGCAGTGAGCTGGCCGACGTGCTGCCGCTGCAGGATGCGCTGAACACCACCATCGCGAACATCCTGACCAGCAACGAGTACGTCGCCTATCCCCAGCGCTACGTCACGGGCCAGCTCATCGCCCAGGACGCGGCCGGCAACCAGATCAACCCGTTCCGGCCCGGTCCCGATCGTATGTGGGTGGCCGAAGACCCGAACGTGACGTTCGGCGAGTTCCCGGCGGCTGACCTCGTGCAACTGATGGCGACTGCCGACATGTTCCGGCGGGACGTGTCGCGCGTCAGCGGGGTGCCATCGCACTACCTGGGGCTGGACGAGGGCGGCTGGCCCAGCGGCGAGGCGCAGAAGACGGCCGAGCAGCGGCTGGTGGCGAAGATCGGCGACCGGCAGCAGTCGTTCGCGACCGGCTGGGAGAACGCGCTGAACATCTGCCGGCGGTTCTCGGGTAGAGAACCGGCCGCGCTCGAGATGCAGTGGGAGAGCGCCGCGACACGCGACCAGACGGCGGAAACGATGCGGCGCCAGGACATCCTCGCCATCTGCATCAGCCCGGCTCCACGCGGCGCGCGCGCGATCATGCTGGCGGAAGAGGGGTATAGCGCTGAGCAGATCGAGGAGATGCTGGGGCCGGAGGTCGCAGCGGCGCCGGCTGACGTGCTGGCGGGCCTGCTGACCGAGGATGAGGGCTGATGGCGGCCGACCCGCTGGCGCGTATGCTGGCGCGCGTCGAGGCGATGCTGGCGGCGCTGTTCCGCCGCCTGGCCATCGCGCTCTCCGCGGCGATCACTGACACGGCGGGGGCCGATGACCCGCTGCCGGCCGCGGCCGTGCCGGCGCTCTCCCGCCTGATCGACCGGGAGATCGGCCGCATCGCCGGGCGCGACTCCACGGCCGTCATCGACCGCGACGGTCGCCCGCTGGTGCCGCTGGCCGTGCTCCTGGTCGCCGCGCAGGGAGCGGGGGCGGGACTGACTGGAGCGCCAGCCGTGGCGCCCCCAGCGCGTGCCATCCTGGCGCGGCGCGTAGCCGCGGCTGGTGACGAGGCGCGGCGCCAGTTGCGCGCCCGCGTCGCCTGGCACGTCGCGCAGGGCACACCGGTCAGCGAGGCCGCCGCCGATGTCGTCGGGCTGCTCCGACCGTCCACCAGGGTCGAGGCGGGGCGTCCAGGTGGAACCGATGCGACCTATGCCGCTCGCCGCCTGATCGCGAACGAAACACGCGCCGCCCACGCGACCGCCACCGTCGGCGCTGCGCGGGCGTCGGGCGGGCGCTACCTCGTCCGGTACACACCGAGTGCGGCGCATGTGGACGAGGACGACTGCACGCGCTACAGCCGGACGAACAACGGCTGGGGGCCGGGCGTCTTCGACCCGACCCGGCCGTTGCCGCCGTTGCCGGCACACCCGAATTGCCGCTGCCGGTGGGACATCGTGAGGGGCGATCGCGCATGAGCCCGTGCCCCTCCCTTGACACGCCCCGTCAATCGTCTACACTTGTGCCCAGACCGCGCAGAGATGTGTTCGCGTGAGCGGACGTGCTCCGCGTCGATGATGTGCCGCGCCGACTCGTGATGAGCGGCGACGGAGTGTGTCATCCGACGACGGGAGCAGGGCATGGTCGAGCAGGCGGCACAGGCAGCGACAGCCGATCCCGTGGCCCCAGCCAATGGCGTGATGCCGGCGGGGGATGAACCGGGACACGGCGACGATCTGGCAGCGGTTCGCAAGGCGCTCGACGAGGAACGGAAGCAGCGCAAGGCCTTCGAGCGCCAGTATCGCGACCTGGCGACGAAGCAACAGCAGGCCGACGAGGCCACCAAGTCCGAGGCGCAGAAGCTGGCCGAGCAGCTCAACAAGCTCACCAGCGAGCGCGATCGGGCACTGGCCGACCTGGCCGCCCGCGACGTGCGCGAGGCCGTCATGACCGCCGCCGAACGTTCGGGCGCCCGCCGGCCCATGGCGATCTATCGCCTGCTGGCCGACGACCTGGAGCTGGGCGAGGACGGCAAGCCCGCCAACATCACGAAGCTGATCGATGGACTGAAGAAATCCGACCCCGACCTGTTCCGCACGAACGGCACGGCCGACGGAGCAGCGCGGGGTGTCGCACCGTCCGCCGGCGCCGACATGAACGCACTGATCAGGCGAGCGGCGGGGAGAGGGTAACCCCCAGTGTCATATGCGAATGTCATCTCCCGCACCGACGCCGCGGGGCTGATCCCCGTGCCGGTCGCGAACGCCATCATCAGCGCCGTGGTCGAAGAGTCGGCCGCACTGCGTCTGTTCACGAACGTCCCGCTCTCCAGCGGCACCAACCGCCTGCCGGTTGTCAGCCTGCTCCCCACGGCCTATTTCGTCACGCCGACCGATACGGGCCTCAAGCAGACGACCGAAGTCAACTGGGCCGATGTGACGTTGACGGTCGAGGAGATCGCCGCCATTGTGCCGATCCCGCAATCGGTGTTCGACGACAGCGCCTTCGATGTCTGGGCCCAGGTCCGACCGCTCATGGCCGCCGCCATCGGCCGCGCCCTGGATGCCGCCATCTTCTTCGGCACCAGCGCCCCGGCCTCGTGGACCGGCGCCAATATCGTCGCGAAGGCGGTCGCGGCCGGCAATACCGCCGCCCTCGCGGCGGCCACCAACCCGGCCGGCTTCCTGGCCGACATCAGCGCCGTCTTCGGCACGGTCGAGGCGGATGGCTTCACCGTGAGTGGCATGGTGGCGAAGCAATCGGTACGCGGCATGCTCCGCGGCGCCCAGCTCACCAGCGAGGCGATGGCCTCCCAAGCGACGACGAATGAGGTCTTCGGCGTGCCGGTCGTGTATGCGCTCGGCGGTCTGTGGCCGGGTGGCGCGCTCCTGCCGTATCTGGTGGCCGGCGACTTCAGCCAGGGCGTCGTCGGTGTCCGCCAGGACATCACGTACAAGGTTCTCACC